CATGTCCGTTAGAACCAGAACACGATCAACAACAGAGCCGCGAGGCTACTGGGTTGCCGATTTTGGAACTAGCGGTACAGAGACCGAGCAGATTGTCGTAAAGACAGAAACCATGAAGGATACTATCCTTCCTGGGGACTGCTGGCCTATGGAGCGCTTCCGTGTGCGAAAAGGAGGTTGTCGGTTGACAACCCACCTACCGCATCATACAGGCACACAATTTCATGATTATATGTGTGACTATATGTTAACGGATGCGAATTTCCCTCCAGTCGTAACACCTTCTGGAATCAGTTCGCAAGAACGAATGGCTGTTGAAGCCATAGCTCGAACGAACCCCTCTCGTCCATACGTCGACATACCAGTCGCGTTGGCGGAGCTTGCAGAAATACCTTTGCTGATCAAGAACATCGGACAACGTCTGTACGGTGGTCTTGCTGAAGCAAATATCAGATGGCAGTTTGGGATTAAACCCCTAATCGGCGATCTGGCAAACCTACTCAAATTCCGTAAAGCCTATGAACATAGGCGTAAGGAGGTTGAAAGGTTGGCTTCTGACAAGGGCTACAGAAGGACAGTTAAGGTTGGCTCGTGGGATGATTACAGCCCTAAATATATAGGGGTTGTACAAAGTAACCAGTTCTATTGTGAGAGCTGGATTACCCGTCAAACCACGTACAAAGGATCCGCGCATGTCCGCTGGAGAGCGGACGATTCGTTGATCCCGATCCTTAGAAATGAGGATCGCCTTGTGAGATTAGTCGAAGACGCACTTTTAGGGCTTACCATAGACAGTTCTACTGTCTGGGAAGCCCTACCGTGGACTTGGCTAATCGATTGGTGTGGTACCATTGGGAAGTATTTTAGTTCCCAGCGGAATATCATACCAGCCGTTCTGGAGGGCCTATGGCTCACCAGATCTCACGATCACTATTGGTTCATACATGGTGGGAAGCTAGATGCTTTCACACTAACTCCCGGGTTCTACGAAAGTAGTACCCTTGTACGTTCCAAAGTGACCAACTTGTTTCCTACCGCCCACTTCCCGTTTCTCAACGGGACTCAAGCGGGCATTCTTGCCTCGTTAGCAGTAATGAGGATGAAGTAATGTCCTTTATACTAACTAACTAAGCAAGTAAGGAGTAGAATATGTTCGCAGATCCAACCTCAGTAACCATCAACGCGGTTGCTCGTTCTTTGGTGAAAATCAATCAGGATCAGTATTCTTCTGAATACCTCCTGAGAGAGTCTCTCAAAGAAACGCGCTTGCGTATCAGGAATACTTCGTATCTCGATAAGGGTCGCAAAGTGATGATTGATCGTCACAATGTGGAACTTATCGAAACGATCTTCCCGGTCGCACCGGCTACGCTTTCCACCATTCGGAAGGTGTACTTTGTAGTCGAAAATCAGCAGGGTGACACCCTTGCTGATCCCGTCTATATCGCAGCTGGCTTGTTTGCTTGGGCGACAGCGTCGACCAATGCAAATCTGACCAAGTTGATGAACTTCGAATCCTAAACCCCGTGTTCCCTTACACACGTAAGGGGGGGATAGGAGAGAAATTCGAAGGATCTGAGGCACTCTGCGGCTTGGATTGCAACCCTCTAAATGGAGGCTACAATGAAAAGCCAAGTGAATGCTCTACTCCATGTCCTGCGAGGGCTAATAAAAGATGCCCAAGCAGCATACCCGGCAATGGGAGATGATCTCGAAAAAGATTACGAGAGAATCGCCCTTTTGTGCGAAGATAGAGATTTAGAAGTTTTTACTTCTGATCTCCCCAGTCTCGAGTCATGCTTATTGCGTGGTCTCGATTCAGGACGCCTTAGCTTAGAAGGACCTCTTTCCAAGAGGAAATCCCCTAAGATCCAAGTGCCGAGATTATTCTCGGGACTATGGTTGCGTATCTTTGATGCACAAGCCTGTTTGTTGACAGAGGTAGATGTCACTGCGGTAGCTTTCCTAAGACAATTCCTTGTTTTGGGCAAGAAGCTACTGGTAGAGTGCCCCCCAGATCGCATCAAAGCGACAGTGGAGGCTTACCATGACATCGAACGAGAGCTCCGTTCTCCAACCCTTGAATGGGAAAGAGACGAACTCTACGCGGGAGGTACATATCGCCGATGGGATTCCAACCCCACCGAACGAATATGTTCCTTTGATAGCTATCTTAACGGTAGCGATCACCTGCATTCTGCTATTCCTACTTGTCCTTCGTCAAACGAGGAGCAATTAGGATATGAAACAGTTTGCAGTCCTGCGTTCACTGCTCAACTCGATCGCCTACATTTACGACAGGCGAAAGATAATTCTCCAGAAATGGCGAGAATCCAGCTTCCTCTTTTCCGTGATCGAAAGATTGCGGAAAGGAATGAAGTAGATGACTCGCTACTGGAAGAGCAGCGACTCCTCTCCAGGATTCAGCAAGTTGCTGACCTGGTCACCGGTAGTTTCGGATCATTGGATCCGATCTCTTTTTCGAGAGATCTGGAAACCAGTGGTCGGGGTATCGGCTTCAAACATGGACCCGGAGCAGTTGCAGAACGATTGAAGAATTGGGAGAAATCCCAGTTCCCAAATTGGACTGCTAAGCTTGATCAGGTCTTTCCTTACGAGCAGTGTGGAAAAACTGCTGGTTCGGACGATCGCCACCCCATTAATCATGAGGTGGCTTCGCGTTTGATTTGCGTACCAAAGACTATAAAAAGTCCGAGGTTAATTGCAGCCGAGCCGACATCACACCAGTGGTGTCAACAGCTCGTTTTGCAGTTCCTTTTTGATCAGTGTCGTCGTCACTTCGGTGAAGATTTCATTGATTTCAAGGATCAAAGCAAATCAGGCCGTATGGTCTTACAAGCTTCTCTAGATAGAGACCTAGCAACCGTGGACTTATCGGATGCTAGCGACCGTCTGACGTGTTGGACCGTGGAGCGAATGTTTAGGAAGAATCCTTCCTTACTACTCGCTCTGCACGCCGCACGTACGAGGTATCTCAGGGATGAAGTCTCTGAAGATATGTCCTTCTTGAAACTCAAGAAGTTCGCCTCGCAGGGAACTGCAACGACATTTCCCGTCATGAGCTTGGTGATGCTGTTCATCGCTATCGGATCTTGTATCCGAGATGATGAATCAGTTAGCTGGGGTCTGATACGGAAGTATCGTACCCAGGTACGCGTCTTTGGCGATGATATTATATTGCCAAGACACGGGTATGAGCGACTATTGAAAGCCATGGACCTTCTTCAGTTGAAAATTAACACGGCCAAAAGCTATGTTAATGGACACTTTAGAGAGAGCTGTGGCGTCGATGGCTACAAGGGTTACGATGTAACCCCCTTAAAGCCAAAGAACATAGTCGCTGACAGCCCGGCGTCGTGCCAGGCTGTAGTAGACAACTCCAATAACCTCTATAAGAAAGGATACTGGAATGCCTCAACAGCCTGTCTCGACCTGCTCCCTGTACGTCTTCGACGTAGAATCAGGGTTGTGGGTCCACACGACGTTGGGTTCTCGGGTATCACCTCGTATTCTGGAGGCGATGAATCTCATCTTATTCGAAGATGGAATTCTCGCTTTCATCGGTACGAGGTCAGAGTTTGGACAACATCTGTCTCGACTCAAGAACACCCGAGAGTCGGATTTCCGGCATTGCTGGACTTCTTTGCCAGCAAGCACAATCATGAGCATGCTCGGATTGTGTCTGAATTTGCCGAAGTCCGGAAGACCAGAAGTGGTCTTCGCTGGGAGCCCTCTAACCATCACAGTCGCATTACTGCTAGACTGGAAAAAGCACAACAGTGACC